AGCTGTCCTGTCTGATAGTAAATCAAGAAGACGGAACTTGGAAAAATCTCGTAATGTTCCATGACACCCGCAGAACTGCAATCACTCGCATGGATGCAGCCGGAATACCGCAAGCTGACCGGATGAAAAACTCGGGGCATACACATGAGCCGATGGACGCTCGATACAACCAAAACGAGCAACGGGCAAAGGAACGGGTTAGAAAGAGTATGAACGATTTCAACGCTGGCAAGACACCCAAGACGGCGCTATCCGTTCCGGTCGCTCCTGTGGTCGCTAATGAGGTTGTAGCGGGTAATGGTTGGGTTGCAGAGCTAAAGGAACTGAAGAGCTTGATGGACGATGGAATTTTAACCGCTGAAGAATTCGCAAGCGAGAAGGCTAGAGTGATGGCAGCGAGATAAGCACGACAAGCCGCCTAACAGGGCCTAGGACGAATTGAAAAGGACCGCTTGAGGGTTTGCCCTTAGCGGTCTTTTTGTTTGGTGGGTGAGCTTTGTTAGGAAGTAGGGCGGGTGATGGCGGCTTGTAATTCTTCTTTGTTCATCTATATTGAATCTCCCACGCAGCCGCCCAAATGTCAACGTAGCCGGTGTTTCCAGTAGCCGGTTAAACTGAACCCGTCCAACCGTCCTATAAAAATAAAGTTGGTCTTACTCTTGACTTTTGCCTACATGGGTTGATATCAAATCACAAAAAGGCGCTCTATCAATCTTCACTCTAAGCCATTGATTCTATTCGTTCAAATGGGATAGGGCAAAGTCAAGAGTAAGACCAACTTTATTTTGCATGTCGTCAAGACCCTATAAACATTGATCGGAATTCACTATTGATTTTTCTTCTTGCAGGGCAATCAATCAATACCCCATGATTGAACAAGTAGCCGGTGTAGTCAGTGACCGGAAAGGGGCATTAAACAACATGGACGCAGACGAATTCATACCAAAGCAGATTGATGTAGGGTTAGATTATCACGTTACGTCGGACGGTGTTTACTACGATCATCCGAAACTAGGCTTACAGCGGTTGTGCTCTCCGGTCAAGATCCTTTATCAGACCAAAGACGAACACGGGCGCAACTATGGCAAGCTGATTGCATTTCTCACGCCACAAGGGGAAGTCAAAGAGCATTACTTCCGCACGGCTGATATTCCTTCGGTCAAAAAAAAGCTGATTGATGAGGGTCTAACAGTCGAGTCTTTTGGTAGCACCACGCTGAATGGTTTTCTGAACGCCCTGCACTCTCCACATTGGCGGCTGACATCCACATCAACCGGGTGGCTAAACAAGAATACTAATTTTGTGTTGCCGGGTTATTCCTTCGGTCCTGACAATGCCTTGTTTACCGGAGAGAAACAGTATAACGATTTCAAACAATCCGGCACGCTTGAACAGTGGAGGTATAACGTCGCTCGTCTCGCTCGTGGTAACTCTCGCTTGCTGTTCTCAATGTCCATAGGTTTCTCCGCTCCATTGCTGCGCCCGCTGAGTATCGAGGGTGGCGGGTTCCATCTTGAAGGGGAATCCGGCAAGGGCAAGACGACGGCGGCTAGGATGTGTGCGAGTATCTACGGACACCCGAAACATTACATGCTCTCGTGGAAAGACACCGCTAACGCAATGGAGCAAAAAGCAGCCGCCCATAACGATTGTTGTCTGATACCGGATGAGCTTGGTTTAGCCGATCCAAAGACGCTTGGGCCTACTCTCTATACTCTCGCAAACGGAAAAGGTAAAGCACGCTACAACCAAAAACTAACACCAGAGTGGCATTGTCCATTCTTGAGCACGGGCGAAGTGGGCATCGAACTAATGGACAAAGAGCCGCAGCTAGGGCAGTACGTGCGGTTCTTGACGGTCGCAGCGGTAACCGGAGATATGGGACTATTCGACGATATTCATTCTTTCAAAACTCCGAAACTTTTTGCAGACACTATCAATGATAACTGTGCGAAATTTCACGGTACCGCCATTTTAGAATTCGTTAAGCAATTCATCGAAGGTCGTAAAAACGCAGAGAAAGGGGCGGCTCAGATTATCAGCGAATTTCAAAAGCGTGTTGTCTCAGGATCTACCAACACGTTGCACGGAAGAGCCGCTTCACGTTTCGGTAGTGTCGCAGCCGGTGGGGAACTCGCTACACGCATGGGCATTACGGGATGGAAAGAAGGCGAAGCTTTTGAAGCGTGCGTTACTTGCTTTGAATCGTGGAAAGAGTATTCAAAGACTTTTGATCCTGAGACGAAACACATTATCAGGGTCAAAGACTGGCTTGTCAATTACGAGACACAGTTTTACGATATGAGAAAGTCAACCGTCAAGCGATTAGGGCACGCCGATAACTATGAGCCTGAATTAAACGCTATCGGATACCGCAAGGACAACCGCTTCTTGATCGTTCGCAGTGTGTTTGTGAATGACATTTGCAACGGAGTAAATTATCGAATAGTGGCGGAATCTCTCAAGAAGTTCGGATACTTGGATTATCAAGAAGGTCGTCTTGAGAAAATGGAAAGAACACCTGATTTCATCGAGGGTGGTAAAGAGAAAAGTTCTACTTGGTTCTTTGTTGTGTCTGACAAGATACTTGATTACTGAGTAGGAGTGGATACCGGCTACACCGGCTACAAAAAGAAATGAGGACAATATGAAAACATCAGAACAAATCAAATCTCGCAAGCGTGCCAAACGTCAAAAGCTCGCAGCGCAGAAGCCGAAAGAGTCAACCGATTACAAGATAAAAGAACGGTCACACGAAGCGCCCGTTCCAGCTACATTCAATTATTCAAAGGGAAAGAGAATCCTAGAAAAGTTTTAGATTCCCAGGTACTTTCGCAAATCGTCAATCCTCAGAAAAACCCGTGAGCATGGCCCGTATGAGAACATCACACGTCGGTAGCCCTTGAGCTTTCCGTCTACCTGATCCTTTGAAAGTTTTGAATACGAAATTCCCAAGTGACGAGCGACCACGAGCATAGTGTACATCGGCTCACCATCGACTTGTACCGCTTGCGTGATTGGCGGTAATGTTGGTTTCGGTCGCATCTGTTCTTTGAGCGTTTCGAGTTCGGCTCTCAATACTTTCTCGATTTCTGTTTCTGTGGTTGGGGCGGTTGCTGTTTGTGTTGCGGTGTTCATTTTGCTCTTCTTTGTTATTTTATGTTCTGTTTCTTGAGCCATTCTTTCGACTACACATTGTCGGCAAATGCACAATTCAGAAACCCGGTCGCCGAAGCCTTGTTGTTGTGAATCGGCGGCGAAGGTGTGATGCTCGGAAAGGATCTGTTTTGCGCCACTCATGTATATCTCGATTGTATGTATGAAGTGGGAAACGGCAAGCTACCAGGGCGGGTTAGGATCGGCTGCATTTGATATTGGTAGGGTGGAAACTTCGTTTCTTTCCAAGAGCCGAACATCCACTTCAAGACACCCGATTCCATATTGTCGGTATCTCGCTGCAAAGTCGTCTTTACTCATTCCGGTCTCTGTGTGTAATTGATCGTAAAGGGCCTTTAGCCGGTCACCAAGCGATTGTTGGATAGGTTCCGGTAGAACACGGGCGGCTAGAGGATTGATCTGTGTTGTAGGGCAGCTAGTGGCTTTACAAACGTACCAATACGACAAGAAGACTTTACCGGGTTTTGGTGTCCATCCGGGTTTATGTTCCATCTTGTCGGTTAGCTGCCCACACTTGTTACATTGAATCCCGACATCAACACGAACGCCTGATGATTTCATCTTCTAGTCAAATCATCTAATTGGCGTTCTATCGCTTCGAGACGTTCTTCAAGTGAAGGCTGTTCAAGACTACCACGTGATAGAAAATCTTTCATGGGTTGATGTTCTCGAAATTCACGCTGACTAGAGGAACGTCGAACCGGTTTTTTAATTTCGGTGGTGATGAGGGTAATGAGTTCCGTTAGCTTTCTGTCCGTCTCATGGACTTGCTTTTGTATTTCCAAGACCTTGTTGTCAGTCTCATGGAGTTGCTGTTGCATTTCTAAAAGCAACGGATCGTGTTTGATTGGTTTTGATTTTGCTGTTGCCATATAAACCAATTATTACACAACCCAAACAAAAGTCAAACTAGTCCGAATGATGGTTGTGCAACGGAGTGGAACAACCCAATCATTCGTTATCCAACATTTTCTGGATTCATCATCTTGTGTCCGTTTCACTCCCACAAGATGAATCAAGAGTAGACTTGAATAGTTAATCCAAAAGGCTTGAGAAATGAAATGGAGTACAGGACCATTTCAAATCAATTCCAAAGAGGAATCGTCGGTACTTGATCTTAGCGACCGCTGCGTAGACTCGTTTTAGGAATTGCCGCTCTTAGGCTACCCGGCTTTTCATCACCGCCCTAATCATCCTCTCCAGGTTTTCGGGTACCTCTTGCGAGGGTTAGGCTAATTGGGGTTCAATGGTTCCCAACCGCTGTAAGCATTTACTACGACGTATCTTCCTCACCATTCGTCTAAGTGGAGCACTACGCCGAAAGATTTCTCTTTCATGTTACCAACCGGCTCTTGAGCGCCCTGTTGGATTTTTGTCTACGTCTGTACCCGATCCAAAGTTAAAATTACCAATGAGCCGGATAATACATTCCTCGACAGAATCATTTAGCGCCCGCTGTTGTTCACGACCGGCACTAAACTTGACCGACCACTACATCTTGTGTATAGCCGTCATGATATACACAAGTTCAATTGTAATAGTTGTGTAATAACTCACTCGGCAGGCTCAAACGGATTCATTGAAATTTTAATTTGTGGCGTTTCCGGGATGTCGATGTCAAATAAAGCATCATCGGCGGGTGTCTTAACTTTCGGACGCTTTGCCGTTGGTGTCCACTTGCCAGCATTCCGGTTTATCCAGTTCTTGTCCGCTCGTGTCGCTTTGTGATTCACTAATCAATGGTCCCACAGTTTTCTAACTTGTCAAGTTGCCCCACCTTGTAGCCGGTGTAGCCGGTATCCGGTCGCTAACAGTAAAGGCCGTCTAAATTCTCTGGTGGCGTTCCCCAACTTCTTTGATTGTGATCTTGATGAACCGGCGATCTTCGACTTAGCATCTTGGGACTTGCCCGGACACATTAGAATGGCTCCACGGCGCTCTAGGAATCTCAAGGCGCAATCGAGAGACATCTACCACAGGAACACCCGGCATTGTACCGACGCTGATAAATGCCTTTGATGATGTCAGTTTGGACCAACACAATTTTGGATGTCGCTTTTTCCGTGTTAAGCGCCGACCAACTCACCCTCTATAAAGTCAATCTCGATTACGTATCTGAACACCCGGATAAAACCATTCCCGTTAGGATTTGGAATGAACACTTCGACCGGCTGCAAGATTACGAAGATGCGGTTCAAGTATGCCGACGTGCCGTGATTGAGAAGCTGGCCGATATGGGATTGCATTCATTGTCGGCGCTCGATTTCCCGGAGATTCAGAGTTCATCATGTGGAAAGCGTATTCCTAAGAAACGGAAGCGAGCGACCACGGCAGAAGGTAGGAAGGCAAAAACAGCTTAGCTACTCATGCATTCCTTTTCCATTCTCAAGCTCTACAGCGTGCCTTCCGTCCAAGAGTGCCACTTACTATTGTCTCGTCTCTCTCCGGGCGCTCACGTGGCTGCAATTGCTATGCAGGGCACTCCATATCATCGAATAGCAGTGAACATGGAAGACGCTGGTTTTGAAATCCGAGATCAAATCATCTGGGTAGCTGAAATACACGTCTCGATTGCCCTGGCTAGAAAACCTCTTGCAGAAAAGACAGTTGCTCAAAATATTCTGAAGTATGGAACGGGCGGCTTGAATGTCGATGCGTGTCGGATTGGAACCACGGATAAGCTTGGTGGTGGTTCACGGAGCGGTCCCACAACTTGTGCTGATGGTTGGGGCCGTCCGTGGAGACATGACATTAACAAACGAGACTTATATGCTACTCACGCCGAAAGCAAGATAGCCCAAGCGGAAACAATGGGCCGATTCCCTGCGAATGTGATTTTGACGAAAGAAGCCGGTGGTCGTGTTGATGAACAAAGCGGACATTCGGCGGGTCATCAACGGGTCGCCAAAAGAAGCGCAAAGAAGACAACACAAGTATACGGCGGGTTCCTGTCGGGTCAACGAAGCGTATTGCAAGGTTACAGCGACTCTGGCGGCGCTTCTCGATTCTTCAAATGGTGTGACAATGAAACGGAACTAATCGAGTACTTGACAACACTTCTTCAGCCGGTCTAAATACAAGCGTTCAACATCGCAAGTCGTCCAACTTGTGATTCTCTCAAGCCGTCCTAGAAAACCTCCAAAGTGCTTCTAGGGCGGCTCTCTTTTTGTCTCTAAATACAGGCGATGCGAGACAATCTAAACCCATTCCTTAAATCGGAAACATCGAATAATCCGTTTGATCCGCTGCCAGTAAGCGAAACATACCGTAAACGTGCAAACCACCAGAGCATCTACTGGAAAGCCAGAGCGCAGACAATCGAGGGCAGAGCGTTACGACTGCTCAACTCGGCAAAGGTAAGGTCGAAAAAGGACTTGTTGGCATATGATCTCACGCCAGAATGGTTGATTGAAAAACTAACGTCGGGTCACTGTGAAGTATCCGGCATCAAGTTTGATCTGTTGCTGAGTCAGACAACATCCAAGAACAAATATGCGCCGTCCCTTGATCGTATAGACCCAAGCAAAGGTTACACAAAAGCAAATACTCGTTGTGTCGTGTGGATGTACAACAGTTGTAAGTCAGAATATTCCGATGGTGAAGTGTTAGAGTTCGCCCGTGCTCTTCTCAAAACTGACTTGTTGCGCCGTACCGACCGGATGCATGAACTTTATCACGAACTTTATCACGAATCACAACAATAAACAAAATGCCGAGTAAGCCACAACACGCTTGTAGTTTCCCTCATTGTGTCGCTCGTGTTGCAGACGGTTATTATTGCCCGGAGCACAAGACAACCAGCGACCAATACCGGGGCAGTTCGGCAGAGCGTGGTTATGACGGAGATTGGAGAAAGTTTCGTCTGTGGTTCATTGAAAGACATCCATTCTGCTTTGATTGTAAGATCGTGGCAACCAAAGATGTCCATCACGTTTTGAAGTTGGTCGAATACCCGGCGCTGCGATTAGTCGAGAGTAACTGTCTGGGCCTCTGTCATGATTGCCACGCAGTACGAACGGGTAGAGGCGAATAACATTCTCTAAATACCATCATGCGAAATCTTTATCTGTTTTGTACACTGGCGATCTTGTGTTTATATGTTCAATTCGCCAATCAAGTTCCAGTATCCGCCCAAGCAAATGTTCCTATAACGATCACTACCAAAGCTGATCTGACAGGCAACAGTGGCACTCAGCAAGTCACGGCAACACCGACCACCTGTCGTGAAATTCAGTTTGTTGCTTTGGCGGCAAACACAGCGGCTATAAGAATGGGTGATGCTTCGACCGCTGTAAGTCAAGGATTACCGATTGCTGCGGGTGGTGTTTGGAACCGGGCTCAAAATCCCAACATCAATTTTGTTCATCGTCTTGACTCATATTATTTCTATGGGGTCACTGGCGACAAACTATCAGTGACGTGTGAGAACTAAAATGTTCAAAGGTATCTGCTTACTCATTTTCTTTTGCTCGATTCTTTCATTCGCACAATACAACCCTCCGGGCGGCGGGAGTGGGAGTGGTGGTGGTCCCACACGGCTTACGTTCCTCAACTGTGCCGCCCCATGTGTGATAGGCGATCAATCGAATTGGAAGCAAACTATCACGTCGTCAATGGCGGTGACAAGTTGCAGGATAGATGCGGCTGTTTATCCGACCGGCGCTAACTTGGTGGTCGATATAAAAAAGAATCCAACGCCAGTGAGTATCGGTGTGTGGACGGGCGGAACAACAATTTTTACTTCGACGACATTAGTGTTGCCCGCTGCCGGGACGAATTCAGTTAGTCAAAGCGGCATAGCGGCTGCGGGAACTTTGGCATCTGGTGATTATCTTGTGTCATTCGTAACGGCGGTAGGCTCGACAATCGCCGGTCAAGGAGTGAATATTGTATGCTCCGCACAATAGTCTTTTTGTTGCTTTGTTCATTCGCTCAAGCGTCAACCTACACAGCAACACAGAGCGGCAATTGGGCAGCAACGTCAACTTGGGGCGGCTCTGGCCCTCCAGGAACGGGCGACCGTGCCATCATCAACTGTGCTTGTACCGTTACGATTCCAGTGTCAACAACCGTCGTAATCGGTGATTCACCAGTTGCAGGCACAGCGGTAGTTAGTGTTGGTCAAGCTACAAACCTTGTATCGCCGAAGCTCGTAAATGCCGGTACTCTCACTCTGCAAGGTGACTTGTCGGTAGGTCCCGGAGCTTGGAACGCTGTAACGACACCCGGTACATATGAAATGCAAGGCGGAAGTATCACCCAGTTTAGTTCACCATCCACGGTTGCTTACAGACTGACATGGCCCGCCGAAAACAATAACCCAAGATTCCCATTGATAAAGAGCACTGCAACATCATGGGCAAGTCCTGCCATCGTTCAGAACATATCAGGAAATGTCGGAAATAACGGCATGATTTCAACCGTTTGTTGTGATTCTTCGTTGAACCTGTCATATACGAAGTTGATAAATTTGGGCACGTCATCTGTACCTGGATTAAAAGTCGGTGGAGATTTGATTTTGAACCATGTCCTTATGGTGGGATCGGGTAATATAACTCATCTCGGCACAGGTGCATATCAGGCTTGTATTGATAATTTGGACGTGAGAAGTCCTACCGCTTCACAACTCATAACCGTCCCTGGTCCACCCGCTGTAACGGGATGTAACCATATCAACAATTCCACGTTTTATTCAAATGCGTCTGGAACTACCGCTGACTTGGAATGGCCGGGTATGACTGTTACTAATACCATTTTTGGTATCGGTTCAACGTGGCCGAATGCGAATAATGTAACTTGGACAAATGTCGTTCTCGCCGATCCATTCGGCACGCCAAATAATAGTCCCGCATCATCAATTCAAACAGGCTTTTTATGGGACGGTGGGGGAGCCTGGATAAGCACTGCTGCGTACAATGCACACACATTAAACGGCGTGTCGGGAACAAACGCTGTCCAAAATATTGTGATTGATGGGAGTGGTTCCACCAATGGCATCGGCGACTTATGGGTCACTCCTGGTGTTCATTACGTGAATCGAGTGATGATGGTAAATGGTGCAGGCAATCTCGAAGATGGCACAGGCACAAACAGTACGTCTTTTGGTTTCATAAATCACAGCACGTCAGAAGATTCAGATGGTGGCGGTGGCGCAAGTACCATTTCTCTTAATGAATTTCAAGCAAATCAAAATCAACTCAAACAAGCAACTAACATTTTAGCGGATCGAAATTTCAATGGTCTTTGTCCAGCTTCCAGTGCTGCACCATATATTCAACAAACTGGACTAACCTACGATTACAATTGGTTCAGCAATCGAAAGGACCCCGATCCAGTCAATGTTGTTTCGGTTCGTCCGTGGAACTCTGCAACGAATCATCAAGGTTCGCTTTGTGATAACTGGATTAGTGGCAGCGGTTCGGGTGGTGCTGATATATCTAAGGCTACTATTTCGGTAACTACGGTTACCGATGCTGCACATTTGATTGTTAGCAGCACGACATCGGTCAGTGTCGGTGATTATCTTTATCACGCTTCCAGTGGCCGTGGTGCGTTTGTTACCGCTGTTCCGTCATCAGGCCATGTGACGATTGGTTTCGATGAAGACGGCGTTTCGGGCATACCGTCTGCAATCGCTGGTCAATCATTAGTTGTGCTACCGAATATTTGGTCTTCTGGTGTCTTTGGCGATTCCGGCAAGGGACAACATGAAGGTTACACCGATCCAAGACTTATCAATCCTAACGTCACAGTAGCGACATGGGATAAAGCGAACGGTGGTCCTGGAACTCTCGCTAACGCACGTCTCGAAGCGTTCAAGATGAATGGTTGGGATGTGGACGGTAATGCTGTCACGTTCAATCCTGCCTATTCAATCGCAAATTGGTTAGCTTATATTCGTCAGGGTTTGATGCCGACTAACTTAGCGATGAAAGGGTTTTCAAGTGATGCGGCATGGGCACCTACGACGGCTTATGTAGTAGGTCAATCAATCCAAGATTCGGCTCTGCATCTACAAATCTGCACACACTTAGGCACAAGTGGTTCGTCGGTATCTTTCAATGATCTCGGCGGGACTACGACAGACGGCACAGTAACGTGGACCGATCAAGGCATTATCAATAATCCCGGCGCTGTGGCGATTCAAATCTACAACTCACCAGGGATTTCGGGCGGAAGCGTGAATTAGTCCGAAGGCCGGAAGTGGTTGAAAGGATGGGAGTTAGGAGGGGTGTGTAAGATCCTTAGAATCAAAGGGTTGCCGTGACCCCAACGCCCTTTTCCACGTGTTCGGACAGAATTTTCAAAGGTAAATATGGCAAATCGAGGACAAAACCGTCAACCGGGCTCAGTACGAGACATCAAGGAAGGCTCACTAGCGGGCAAATTAGACCCGCCACAAGATGTACAAGCACCAAAGTGGCTCTCGGGTCCAGCCAAGAAAGAATTCAAGCTCCTGGTGTCTTATTTGAAAGATGCTAATGTCCCGATCAAACAGTTAGATGCTTATGCAATAGCGATGACTGCCCAATGTGTAACTAGTGTCGCCGATTGGTCCGTTAAAGAACAGGCGGCTACTTCGCTTGACGATCAATTAGCATGTTCGCAGCAGGTCGCACGATTTCAAAGAGACTCGCAACAATGGCTTGCCTCAATTTGCGCTTCACCAAAGTCGAGAGTTCAAATCGGTCTCCGGTCAACAGACAAGAAACAAGGACCGCTGGCAAAGCTCCTAGAGCAGAAGCAACAGAATGGAAGTTGAAACAAATCAAAAAGGAATCTATTTCGATCATAAGTCAGTTGCCCTGGACATTGCGTTTATCGAAAGTTTGACCCTCACCAAATCGACATTGAGCGGTAAACCGGAACCTTTCGTTCTTCTGAAACCTCATCGAAAACTCATCACTAATTTGCTTGGTTGGAAACGGCAAGACGGAACCCGCTTGTATACCCGCTGCTTTTTCTCAGTGGCTCGAAAGAACGCAAAATCGACTAGTTGCGCTGCCCTGGCCCTGGCATTACTCGTGATGGACGACGAGCAAAGCCCGGAAATTTACTTGGCTGCGAAAACAAGAGAACAGGCTTCCATTGTATTTGATGCCGCTGTCCAGTTCATCTATGCACACCCGGAATTAAGATCACTACTCAAAGTAACACCGTATTCAAAAACCATTATCAACCCAATGAACAACGGCGTATTGAAGGCTCTCTCGTCGGAAGGCAAGACGGCGCACGGTAAGAATCCGAGTGCAGTTATCTTTGATGAGTTATGGGCATGGGACACGCCAGAGCAAGAACTATACGACGCTCTGACATCGGGCAGCGCTGCTAGAAGATCGCCGATTTTTTGTTTCATTACAACTGCTGGTGTCAATGAACATACTCTCTGTGGCCGTGAGTACGATTATGCGGTCAAGGTACGAGATGGCGTGATAGTTGATCCTCATTACTTGCCGTTGATTTATGAAGTTCCAAAAGATGCAGATTGGACCGATGAAAAGTTGTGGCATCTTGCGAATCCGTGTCTAGGCTCGATTGTCAAACTCGAATCACTCAGAGAAGACCGGGACAAGGCTCTCAATGTGCCGAGCGAACAGACAGCGTTTAAGCGGCTTCATTGCAATATGTGGGTGAACAGTCGAGATACCTGGATTCCGGTCGGTAAGTTTGATCTGTGTAAGTGGGACGGTAAATCATTCTAATGGATTCAATTTTCCTCACCAAAGATCCAACAGGACAGAAGTTTCTTGAATACCTAAAGCCACACCCTTGTTATGCGGGTTTGGATCTTGCAAGCGTTTCAGACTTGACCGCATTCGTCTTAGCATGGCCGATTAAGGATGTTGTCTACACATTTCCTTGGTTCTTCATACCGGGCGAAGAGTTGCCAGCGAGATGTAGACAGGATTCAGTACCTTACGACCAATGGTTGAAAGCTGGTCACATAGAGGTTACGCAAGGAAATGTGACCGACTGGAGGTATGTTTGTAGGCGCATTAAAGAGCTTTCGACAGTCTTCAAGATTCATGATATAGGCTTCGACAGAGCGGGCGCAAGGGACATTGTATCCGATTTGACTGATGAAGGAATTGTTTGTACCGATGTTTCTCAAGCAATGATGTCGCTCACAGCACCAGCGAAACGACTTCAAGAACTCATTTTATCGACGAAGTTAGTACACACAGGCAACCCCATTCTCCGGTGGAATCTCGATTGTGCTTCGATCTATGGCGACTCTAACGGCAACATCAAAGTATTAAAGCCTGATATCGGCAAGTCATCTAAAAGAATTGACGGAATCATTGCTCTAATTATCGCTATGGAGCGTCTACAGAAAGCACCAACTCAACAGAAGTCAATCTACAGTCAACGTGGCTTGTTGAAGCTTTAGTCATTAGAGTTAGCGGCACTCTAAATACCTACACATGACTATTTCAAAGTATATCGACACACAGGACGTTCTGTTGGTCACTGGTTTTGGCTGTCTCGAAAGTGGTGTCGGAATGATCTACGTACCCGCTGCATTCATTCTGGCCGGTCTACTCTTCTTCATTTTTGCTGCGCTGATAGAAAAGGCGAAGCGGGCGGTTAAGTAATGGGTTTCATCTCACGGTCGTTAGGTATTCAAGCACTGTCAATGGAAGATCCCAGTCAGCCCTTGATGCCCTACGATGCGCTTTATGAATCGTTGGGTCTCGGGCGGTCTGACTCCGGGATTCTGATAAACGAAAAGATGGCAATGCGTTTAGCAACTGCCTACTCGTGCGTGAAGATTGTGTCCGAAGATTTGGGGCGCTTGTCATTGGAAATCTATCAACAGATGCCAGATGCTTCGATGCGCCTAGCAACAGAACATCGCCTTTACGACGTACTTCATACAAGACCCAATCCCAATATGTCGAGTATGACTTGGCGTGGTGCAATGATCGCCAATGTTTTAATCAACGGCAATGCTTATTCATGGATTAAAAGGGACAAGGCATCAAGAGTAATTGCACTCGTACCACTTGACGCAGCAAAGACATCGCCAGTTATGCGAAATGGTGAGTTGATGTATGCGACCACTCAAACAGATACCGGGCACGTTACTTACATTGAGTCGATGAACGTTTTGCATTTCATGGGGCTCTCTATAGATGGCATTACGGGTATCTCGCCGATCTCAAATTGCAAAAATACATTCGGTCTCGGTCTTGCCGCTGAGAAGTACGGTAACCAATTCTTCGGTAATGGCGCTCGTGCAACTGGAGTGTTCAGTCACCCACAACATCTCGATACCGAAGCTTACGAAAACATCAAGAAGAGTCTACGTGAAGTTGCGACCGGCGATAACGCTCTTCGTCCAATCGTGCTCGAAGAAGGAATGTCGTTTACTCCCCTGAGTTTGAAGAACGACGAATGTCAGTTCATGGAAACTTACCGCTGGTCGAAAGAACAGGTAGCTTCATTATACCGTGTGCCGATGCATCTTCTTCAAGATCTCACTCGGAGCACGAATGCAAATATCGAACATCAATCACGAGATTACGCACAGTATTGCTTGTCTCCGATTGCAGTGAAGTTTGAACAGGAGATTAACTTCAAATTACTCGGCGGCGCTTACTTCTGCGAACATAACTTTCGTGAAATGGAGCGAAGCGATTTTGCAAGCCAAACGACCGGGTTACTTGCTCTTCGTAACGGCGGCATCTACTCAGCGAATGACGTACTGAAAGCTCTCAGAGAAAATCCGATTCCCGAAGATCAGGGCGGCGACATCAGAATTGTTCAGGGCGCTTTCATACCGCTGGATTCGTTGTTGCTCGAAGACGGCAAGCCCGCAGTTCCCGAAACCGCTGGTACGAATACCGATGAGAGTCCATCCAATTTTCGCAAGACACAAATTCTCGCATCGTATCGCCCACTGTTCCGAGACGCTGTAGGTCGCTCTATTAATCGGAACAACGACCAGGACTTCATCAAGAAAGCATTTCAACCCGCCGTCGCTTCGATGTGTCAGGCGTTGTTAGCGATGAACTTTGGACAATCCGAATTATCAAAGGACGATCTTATCAGGGTCGCAACTATCGTAAATACTGTTTCGACGGGTTCAGATACATGGAACAAATCCGACGCATCTGAAATTGCAACAAGAGTAACGGCGGTGGTGTTTGACACACTCGCTCAGGAGCTATTACATGAAACACCATAAGCCATATTTCAAAGCATCAATGCAGAACGATGACACACTGGAGATGCTTGTCTACAGTCCGATTGGTGAAACATACGACGGCACGGGTGTAACGGCGCTGGATTTCAAAGACCAGATCGACCGGGCAAAGAGCTTCAATAAGATTGTCGTTCGTATCAACTCTCCGGGCGGCGATGCATTTGAAGGTATCACGATTTACAATCTTCTTCGTGCTCAAAAAGTGCCGATCCAAGTTTGGGTGGATGGAATTGGAGCTTCGGCGGCTTCGATTATTGCGATGGCTGGTGATGAGATTGTCATGTCCAGTGGTAACAGTATGCTTATGATCCATAACGCAATGGGCTTTGGTGCTGGCAATGCGACCGACCTACGGAAGCTGGCCGATGTACTCGACAAGGTTTCGGTTTCAATTGGTCAAACTTACGTCGGAATAACGGGCAAGACAGCAGAAGAGATCACGAACATGATGAATGCTGAAACGTGGATGACAGCGGACGAATGTGTTACCAATGGTTTCGCTACCAGGATCGAACAAGATGATAGGTCAGTTCAGGCTATGGCAATGGCTCGTACTTTCAAGATGACAAACTTCAAATCAATTCCCGACAAACTTAAGAACGAAATGATCGACCCGGAATGTATCTGTCAATGTGAAAACTGCATGGCCGGTGATTGCAAAGACTGTTCGATGGAAAACTGTGTGGACGCAAACTGTACCGATTGCCCGATGCAGAAAGAAGAGACACAAGAACTGACGGACGAATCCAACTTGAGTTTGTACGAAGCTAGACTTTCACTATTGAATCTCCGTTAAACTGGTGTGGAATATTGGCATTCTGAAGAATAGTGAGTGCTTCTTCATCGGTTGAACTTCCTTTTACTCTGTTGTACCAGAACACGACAATCTGAAAATTCTCCGGTGTGTACCCTTGACCAGGAATCTTTTGATCTATCGAAGGCGCATAAGGATTCTGCCGACCGTCACCAAGGGCTGTGAAATCAAATGAATCAGGTATTACTTCCGCTATGCCGTTGAGAGCTACCAAGCGATCATAGACCATCTGTTTTGTAATAGTGAATGGCAGACGGTTCTTTTTTGCTCTTTGCTTGGCACTGTGAAATAGTTGGACACTTCGACCCATCACAGTCGAAGTGTACACAAGTCTTCTGATACGAAGGTTATGTATCAAGCAATGAATCGTTATAAATAATCCTAGATCGTTCTACACAATCTTATGGAGCCGGTCTAAGCTGATGCAGGGTACTCGGGTATCTTTGGACATCGCAACACAAAACACATGTATGCCAAGAATTTAAGAGAACAGTTGCCGAGACTGGCGGATCAGATGAACGCCATCGTCAATAAGGCAAAGACCGAAAACAACCGTGGCTTGTCCAGTGAAGAGCGGGAATCTTTCCACAAGTTGGAAAGTGACTATTCCAATCTTGAGGATTCCATTAAGATTGCTGAGAAGACACAGAACATCGTGGACGAACTCAGCAAGTCAGATGGGAAAATTACAGAACTCCAGACAGAACAGCTTCGTGATGAATTCCGCACGAATCCGAAAGCAAAAGCTGAGTCGGCACGAGACAAGGCGTTTAAAAATTATGTCCGCAAGGGCATTAACGATATTTCCGCCGAAGACCGTAACCTTTTGTCGCTTCATCCTATAACTAATGCCCAGACCGTTACAACCACGGGCGGCGGATATTTGATCCCTTCCGGCTTCGCTGACACCCTCGAAAGTGCCATGAAGTGGTTTGGTGGTATCGAAGGAACTGTCAAGATTATCACGACCGAAACCGGACAGCCGATTCCTTTCCCATCGGAGAACGACACAACTAACAAAGGTCGTATCTTGGGCATCAATACTCAGGCCACGGAAACAGACCTTGTGTTTGGTCAGCCTATCACTTTGAATGCTTACAATGCGTCGAGTGATGCCATTTTAGTGCCTGAAGCTTTGATTCAAGATTCCTATTTCGATCTTGACACGTACATTGCGACGGCGCTTGGTATTCGTCTTGGCAGAAACCTGAACTACTACGCCACGGTGGGAACTGGATCAAGTCAGCCAACCGGAATCGTAGTTGCGGCAACCGCAGCCGGAAATGTTACCACGTTTTCAACTGGCGGAACAACTGCCATCACCTACGCCAACCTTGTAGACATCGAACACAGCGTTGACCCGGCATACAGAAACAACAGCACACGGATGTTCTCTGATGCTGTGTTGAAGACTCTGAAGAAACTGGTTGACGGAAACAATCGTCCGTTATGGCAACCGGGCCTTACTTCTAGCTTCCGTGAAGGGGCTGGAGTGGACACAATTAAGCCTTTGGTCCTCGACCACAGCTACGCAATAAACCAAGATGTCAGCGTGCCAGCGGCAAACGCTTACAGCATTGTGTTCGGTGATCTGAGTAAGTTCATCGTTCGCAAAGTCGGCGGAATCAGAATGTACAGGCTCATGGAAAGATATCGTGACTATGACCAGACGGGCTACCTCGCTTTTATGCGTTACGACAGTAATTTACTGGATGCGGGAACTCTGCCGGTAGCAGTAGCAAGACAGTCAGCAACCTAAACCGTAGCTGAGTGAAAAACAGAAAGGGCTCATTCCTTACCGGGAGTGGGCCTTTTTTATTGGTCCTGACTGTAACCATAAATAACACTATATGACCGTAAAATTCATTTGCAGTATTGCCGGGTCCGATTTCTCGTATCGTCCAGGCGAAGTAGCCATCATCACTGACGCTCTTGCAGAAGCGTGGACCGCATCAGGTGTTTGTGAAATTGTCGCACGCAAGGAAGTAATCGAACCGCCAAAACCAAAGGCATCAAAGAAGGACAAGGATTAAATTCATGGCGTTGATCTGTACAGCAGGGCCACTTATCGAACCAGTCAGCTTGTCTGAACTAAAGGATATGCTGCGGATTGATGCCAGCGATTCAACACAAGACGACGTACTCTATTCGCTCGGCGTGGCGGCTCGTTCGTGGTGTGAAACTATCACGCAACGCAGATTTGTTCAGCAGTCATGGTCGTTGTACATGGATTGGTTTCCTGGCTACATAGACCAAAAATTGGCAGGGCAACGAGTAAGCTCACCTTTCGTATCCGGTTCCAATGCGGTTCTCGTCGGCATCCGTTACGCTTTAGCGCTGCCATATCCGCCAGTTCAAGCCGTCAACAACTTTCAATTTCTTGATGCCAATGGAAATACAACGGTCATGACAAACAACACCGATTATGTTCAAGACTTGCTTTCGCAGCCTGCACGACTTACTCCACCTTTCGGCAAAATGTGGCCGGTCGCTCGTGTCATTCCAAATGCTGTGGAAGTAGATTATCAGGTCGGGTATGCAACGCCGATTCAAGTAACGACCGTATCTGGCAACGCTGTATTAGGTACCGCTGTTTTCACTTCGGTGAATGTCGGTCAGCCTGTTTCAATTCCGGGCGCTGGTACAAATGGCGGCACGTTGAACACAATTATCAAGTCTGTTTCTTCAGGTGTTGGAACAGTTCGTGACAAACCACAGACAACATTGTCAAGTGCAGTAACCGGCTTACTTGTCAATCACGGAATCCCGGCGCATTGGGAGCTTATCCGCTCGGCAATAAAGTTCTTAGTCAACTCTTGGTTTGTACGCAGAATGCCTAGCTTTGACAAAGATCAGCGAGACGTTATTTCCGCTTTGCTTGGACCGGCTACTGACAAGAGGTTCTAATGTACAAAGATAGCTTTTACGCTGATTACCCGACCATAGATCCGGGCAGTTTTCGGCATCAGATCATTTTGCTTTCCCAGACGCTTGGTTCTGATGCAGGCGGGTCCACTTTTACATATCAAGTCGGCGTTCCACCAGTGACGACATGGGCGAAGATTGATTACCTTCGGGGCGATGAGCTTCTAAAATCGGGACAAGATGTTTCGCAAAGTTTCTTGAAAGTGACAGCTTGGTATCGAGCAGAATTTGCAGCCGGTTCCCGGATTCAAGCGCCGAGTGGATCACAGTTTATTATTCAGAATGTCGAGAACGTGAAAGAAATGAATATGTACATGGTCCTGATGTGCTTGGGTATTGGGAGCAACAACTAATGGTCGAAGAAGGACTTTGCAACTTAATAAAGACCGGCATCGCTTCCGCCTATCCAAGTCTGACGGGTGGCTTTCCGTCTCAGTTGCCGCCGAACTTCATTTCTAGCGCTAATCCGTGGTCGTGGACGTGGCGGTCAATCATCAGTGAACCGCTTTATCTGTTAGCAGGGCAAGATTCTCTCACGTCATGGGAAGTGCAGCTTGACTGCCACGGCTTCACTATGAACCACGCACAGGGGCTCGCAAGGGCCATAGATGGAGTTTTACGGGGTTCGTGGGCAGGCGTTTTGACTGATGCAGATTCGACCAGGGTAACCGGCATCTTTCGGTTGCCTTCGTTTGTGGACGGATTCAGCGATGCTAACCGTTCTTATGTTCGGTCGCTGGAATACAAGGTTATCTATTACGATGGGCCGATCAAGCCGGTGATTACGTTGATTTCTCCCAATGAAGGTTCTTCTGATGGAGGGGATCTTATAACAATAACTGGGGCAGGATTTACAGGCGCTACTGCTATTCATTTTGGATCATTTGTGCCGCCTATATTATCTGGCGGTACCGACACACACATTCAATTTACATCGCCTAGTGTGCCGTTCGGAATTTATGAAGTGACGGTTATAGCTCCTGGTGGAACATCAAACATAAGACATTTTGGCGTGGGCATAGACATTAGTGGATTCGGTCCCAATTATTAGGGTCTTAGGCTCCAGAAAGAATCACTAAAATCAATTTGTGTTTGGTCGAGTCCGTTGGTATTCACAGGTAACGGCACACCCACCAGAGTACCAATCACCGCAGTTATTAGATTGCCGTTTAGATCATAATCCCAAAACTTGACAAGTCCCTTCGCCGTGAAAGACGTTGTACCTATACCTTGCCCATTACAGCAGAGCGTGTATGTTTCGCTGACGAACACGTTGTACTGAGTGACACGATTTCCGTAAGGCGTCCCGTTTTGTTCAAGGAGAGAATATGTCTGTATTTGTACCGAACAACCACCACCAACACCCGAATAACCAACACTTGATACATGCTCCGTCAAACCAGGGTAGATTGCACCTGAGACTTGTAATCCCGATCCGGTGAGGATCACATCCAGATTGCGATTCAAGAATTGAAGGTTTATTGAAAATCGCCAATTACTAGGAATGCTGTTAGCAGCTTGCAGCGATTCCTTACCAGAATTACAGGTAATTGTATTTTGACCAAACAGGCTCACTGAGAACAGCACGGCAGCTATAACGGTTTTCATCTTTGATTCCCTCTAGGTCATCATCCTACCTCGTCCACGCCACGAATGTAAATGGTACTAGTTCCACTTAGTTTTCTAATCATGCAACTTCCTTTAGTTTCAGCAATCATGCCGACCAAATCTCGCCCGGAAATGGCAAGGGCGGCTCTCGAATCATGGCGGGCGCAAAGCTGGCCGAACACCGAACTGGTGATTGTTGACGACAGCGAGGACCCTAGTTTTTCGAGTTCACCGGAAGGCGTTGTTTACCATTCCATCGCTGGCGTGTCCATCGGGGCAAAGCGAAACATTGCCTGTGGGTTGGCAACCGGCGCTTACATTGTTCATTTCGACTCGGATGATATTTCCAGTCCTGAAAGAATCGCCGATCAGATTCACACTCTCCAAGATTCACAAAAGCAAGTGACCGGCTACCACTCGATTCTCTTTCATGAATTACGTTCTGTAAGTATTGTGACATCTGACGGGCTTCGAGCGACATCCGGTTACTGGCGCTGGACATCACAAACCGCCGAAGCCTGCGGTACTTCATTTTGTTACCGCAAAGAATGGTGGTCTAAACACAATTTTGCTGACGAACACTTAGGCGAAGATTTCCTTTTCTGGAGAGAAGCTGTCGAACTCGGTGAAGCTATCACAGTGGACGGCGGCAATATGATTTGTGCGACCAATCATCCAGGGAATGCTTCAAAACGAATTGTCGCCGGTGATGATTGGGTCGCATTACCTAGTGATCCTCGCTGCTAAATACCTCTGCTTTATCACGCTTCACTTAGCAACGCAGAGGAAAACACATGTCCTACACAGGTTCATTAGCGCAGTCGGGTTCACTTTCATCGTTAGGAATCAACACAGGTTCGGTCTCCACACCAGCTTATACGATTGTCGGAGAAATCCTAAATCTTACACAGTCCGGTAAGGTCAACAAGACCGTATCGACAACAAACTTGGAGAGCTTGGCCGAAGAATTTCTAGCCGTTCTCAAAAGCCCTGGATCATTCGATTTTTCTATGAACAGAGTACCGGGCGATGCAGGCCAAGCGGCATTAACAACGTCCTTCAATGCGAAGACACGTTTGCTCTATGTGATTACACTTCCAAAGACACCATCACAATCTGTGGTCGGCGATACTTACGGATTCCAGGCATTAGTGGAAGAGCAAGACGACATTTCCGATTTGTCTCCTGAGAAACAGATCATGGCGAAGGTCAAATTGAAAGTAACCGGCGACATCACTTTCACGGTAGGCAGCTAATGAACATCGTTAAAGCTGGAGTTCCCGAATCAGGCAACGACGCCACACTAGCCGCATTTGATGCCGTTTATTCGGTACAGGCGGCATTGGTCAGCGGAGCCATTTCACCGACTCAAGGGTTAGTGGCTCTCACAAAAGCAGGCATAGCAGTAATGACGCTTGCGACTCCCGTAGCTGGCTTACCTTCAGCGGGCGGCAATGATGGTCAAGAGCTTGTCATCATCGACACAACCGGAAACGCACACACTGTAACCACGGCGGCAAGCAAAATAAATGGTAGTTTGCACATCATCACTTTTGCGGGCTCCATCGGCGATCTCGTAATGCTTCGTGCCTATGGCGGTGTTTGGTACACGAATCCTTCCAACTCTGGCGTGGTAATTAGCTAATTCCTCGAAGCTAAATCATCGTATGCCCAAAAAGTCTGTCGCCGGTAGCCATGCGGACCCGACGATTCAATTCTCAACACTCACGATTGATGACCAAAAGTTCTCGCTCTGTTTTAGCTTTAATGCTATTGCTCTGGGCGAACACGCAGCCGGTTGTAACCTTCTCAACGGTCTACTGAATCTCCAATCTGGGATGTCTGCGCTAGAACTGCGTGGCCTTCTTTATGCAGCTATGACGGTCGCAAAACCAGATACCACGATTGAAGACGCTGGAAAGCTGATCCGACTCGACACTATTGGGCCGGTGACGATGGCGTTAGCTGAAGCCTATTCGCTGTCTTTACCAAAAAAAAGCGTGGAGTCGGAAGTAGCAAGCGAAGCACACTAACCAATCTTGAACTGTGGGAAAGATGCTGGTCTGTCGGTCGGGTAGTGTTGGGGCTGACGGACGATGAGTTCTATTCACTCACGCCTTTTCAATTCCACCTACTGTTAGATCAACACGAAGTAAAAACTAAACACCAAGAATTGTTGTTTGGCATTGTGTCTTCGACTGTAGCGAACTACTCAATGGTTCGTGGAAAAGCGCCCGTTAGTGCTAAAGAGTTCATGCCTTCTTCTTGGGGAAAGGACAAGCCAGCGCCCGTAAAGAAACTGACCAAAAAGGATCGCCAGAAGATTGCGGATAATCTGCGGATGACTCTAGCGCCGTTCGTATCCGTATCCAAACCATAAATACATTTCATGCCGACAGAATTCTCAATCAACATCAAAGGTATCGAGGAAGTCACGGCGGCATTAACCAAGATGCCAGACCGACTTGTGAAGAACGCATTTGCAAGAGCATTGGCGGCAAGTGCTGTACCAATCGTGGAAGCTCTGAAACCTAGAACGCCGGTTGATACTGGTCTGTTGCAGTCGTCCATTATGGCTGACATTCAAATCGACACAACTGGCAAGGGTGGAGAGTTGGCTGTTGGTTTCGGCAAACAAGGTTACGTTGCACGAATGATTGAGTACGGACATCGAATCGTAGGACACGAACCAAAAAAGAAAGACACGGGAAAAGTAGTCGCCGGTAAGCCATTCATGCGTGGATCGGCGGCAACATCGGCAGATGCAAGTGTGGACGCATTTGAAGAATCAATAAGAACGTCAGTAGAGAGTGGAATCTAAATGCCAACAAAAGCGGGCCAAATTATTATTGACGTACAAGCCGGGACCAGTAAGTTTGTCGTTGACATGGAGAAGGCGAATGCCAAAATTCGTGAACTTGGCACGTCTAGCGCTGGTGCTGTCGGTGAACTAAAGGCCACAACCGCCACGATGAAGACCCTCGAAGGCGGCTTGACCAACAACAATCGTGCAGCGACAGCATTTCTTGTAAACATCCTGAAACTTGGTCCCGCCATGCAAGTAGCTTTCCCCGTCATCGGCGCTATTGCGTTTGCCGGTGTGATTGGTGAAGTCGGAAAGAAGGTGTACGATTTCTTTAAGCAACTGAGTGAGGCTCCCGCTAAAACCAAAAGTGCTTGGAGTGAACTTACATCATCAATTCAATTATCCAACGCTCAACTTGAACTATCGAACGCACAGTTAGAACAAGAGATTGCAAAGCTCGAAGGCAAACACCAGAACAATCTGGCAATCAATCTTTTAGAGGCCAAGGTTGCTGCCGAACAACTTGGTGAAACATTAGAGAAAGATATTCAGAGCATGTACAAGCTGTTCAAAGAGGAAGACGCTGGCTTGATCGGTCGCATGTTCGGCGGCGCTTCGACTGCGGCTCTTCAAAAAGTTTCACAGCAGGCGGCACGGGATGTTCAAAAAGCCAACTTAGTGCAAGATGAACGTCTTTCTAGTATTGATCCAAAAGACAAGAACGCCAAACGAGACAGACAGCAAATTATCGAGGATACACAGTCTGACTACAATGACGCATTCAAAAAGATCACGGATCAACTTCGTAAAGACTTGTCCGATGCTGAACTAGCTGCTAAACCGGCAGCAGACTTGGGTGGACATTTCGGTGATGTAGGATACCGTATTCCGGGCTCTGTTGATGAAGATGCCGTAAAGCAGGTTGAAAATCTCAAAATACAGTTGATGCAGGTTGATGGATTATACAGAAAGATATCCGATACCAACAAACACATGGGTCTTTCTGAAACGGTAAGGGATAAGAAGACCGACAAAGAGAATGCAAAGCCAGATGACGACCCGGCTGGCGATGCACTCAAGAAGCTCCACGCACAGGTAAAAGCTGTCAACACAGAATTAGCGTCAGTCGGTAAAGGACACGAAGCGCAGTTGATCGCCAAAGCTTTTGCTACAGCCGGTGAAAAGGTAGAGGAACTGAATAATCAAATCGTCAAGCTGAATGAAAAACTACCGAAGGGGAAACAAATAAAGCCTGTTTCTGACGTGCAAAAAGCAGACTTTCAGCAATCAGAAAAGGATCTCGCACAAGGCAAAGACCAAGTTGAATTTGGAAACAGGATCGCTGAAACAATCGCAAAACTGAAGGAAGAAACAGCGGCACAAAATACTTTAAGTGCCACAATCGGCGAGGGCTACGAAGCCGTCAAGAAAGCTGCCATTGAAGTGATGACCATAAAGGAATTTGGTTCTCGCATCAATGAAAATGAGGATGAAACAGAGCGGTATCGTGCGGCTCAAGAAGCCAAGTATGACTCCGAACATGCGGCACAAATCAAAACCACTATTGCTGGACTCGAAAGACAAACCGCATTTGAAAAAGAGTTAGCAAACGCCGAAGCATTAGGAGCCGGTGCCGTTCGTAAGGTGACTCTTGAATACGCTATCCAGGAAGCACAGTTACACGCCAATGTGTCGCAATGGGAAGCGATCAGAAAGGCAATGACCGATGCGTCTGATTCAAAGCTTGCGACCGATCTTTCCAAGGAAACGGCACAGCTTAAGTTGAAGACAGAAGCGATGGAACGTCTTGCAAAAGCTGTGGGCATACTTGCGAAGGAAGAATCCGAATTAGAGAACGTCCGTAGAGAAGCTATAGCACAAAACAAGAATCCTGATGAAGCCGTGGACGCAGCGCAAAGACGGATACGAGCAGACGTAAGCAACAAAGCAGGAACATTGGCTAGTCAGTATTCAGACAAGAGTATTGAAATCGCTAGAGAGAAAGTAGCCCTTAATGACAAGCTGGCGAATGGCGAGATAACACAGGAGCAATACGCAGCGGCACGCTTGTCATTGGACAAACAGCAACTTGAAGTCATGATCCAACAAGAGGAAGCGTCTGGAACTATCAAGGGTAGCATTGACGCAACCTTCGACAAGATGAAATTGGATTCCAAGGAAATTGGAAAAGGTGCTTGGTGACGAAATGACACACGCACTTGATTCTGTGTCGGGTGAATTCGCCAAGTTTGCCACGGGACAAAAGACCAACTTCAAAAAGATGTTTCAGGGCCTCGGCGAAGAGCTTGTCAAACAATCCACAAAGAAAGCGATAGAACTAGGTTTAGGAAAATTGGGCCTTGGTAGCAAACAAAAACCAATTGATGTTTGGGCGGCACATCCACACCTTGACGGACAAACGCACGTTATTGTGGATAATCCATGTCCTACTCAGGGACAAAACGGTCAACAAATTCCTGGTGGTGGTGCATCTGGTTTCGCTGGTTTGAGTGCATTGATTGGCCTAGGCGGTGTGTTTGGCGCTGGTGGGTCGGCTGGCGGTGAGGGTCTTACCGAAGCTGTCTCTAGTTCAATCTCGTTCATGGCGGCTGGTGGTGATGTTGATCCGGGCAAGGGATATGTGGTCGGCGACGGTGGAGAACCCGAATGGTTTTCACCGAAGACAGCGGGCACGATTACACCAATGAGCAAGATGGGTGGTGGAGATCACTACTATCAGATTGACGCAAGGGGCGCACAACTCGGAACGGAAAATAGAATCGCCCGGTCAATTGAAGCTTCTCACAATGCTGCTGTTTCCAATTCTATTAGAGCTAGTAAAGAGCACACTGCAAGAACGCCTCAGAGGACGAAATAATGCCAACAATCACCATATCGGGGCAAACCTGGACGACTCAGACCATGCCCACCGACCCGATTGCACCAGCGTCTTTTGAGTTCCAACATAATGCGATTGTGGCGAGTTCAACCAATCCATTCAATGCAAAACAACAAATGTTCAACTGGAATGCAGCGTACAAAGAATGTTCTGTTTCCTATGCTTCGATGACGATATCACAAGGTCAAACATGGGCGGTATTTCTGGAGAGTTTAAATGGTCAGTTGGATGTCTTTAGATTTTCGGATGCCCTGATTGCCGTGTACGTAAATGAACTGACGACCGATGGCAGCACACCTAGATACTGGCGGTTGAAAACCAATCAAGTGAAATGGAGTGTCAAAGAAGGCTCTGTTTATGGCGTGAGCTTTGAGCTTCGGGAAGTGGTCTAATGCCACGTGTTCTTTCTGGCGCAATGATAACCGCTTTGTCGGCTCCCGTGCTGAATCCCGCTATCTTTGTCCAAGTCGAGTTTTTGGATCACGTTGACGGGACCACGCACTTAGACGTTTTTGATAATGTTTATGTGTGGACTGGTATTGGTTCTGTTTCTTGGAATAGTCAAACGTGGATCGGTCTCGGCGCATTTCTTGGATTGACCACACCCGAAGATTCCAGCGTTGTTGAGGCAAAGGGCATCACCCTAACGTTTTCCGGCATTGATCCGACTGTACTGCCGGATGCCCTTAATAAAGTTGTCCTAGGGGCTCCCGTGACAATCTACCTTGCGCTATATGACGGCTCACACACGCTGATTGCCGATCCTGTTATCGCTTGGGCAGGAAGATTGGATCAACCGACCTTCGATGTCGATCCACAAGAAGTGAGCCTTAGTATCAATTGTGAATCTCGTTTGCTCGACATGAACGTCGCTGTTGACAGGCGGTTGACGAACGAAGATCAACAAATGAATTGGCCCGGTGATCTCGGTTTTCAATTCGTTGATGGACTTCAGCAACAAACAATCTTTTGGGGTCAATTTCCTACAGGCTCGAACCTTTAATACACCCACATAAGCAACGCCATTCAATCACCTAAATACAGGTGATGTCTTTTCTCTCCGGTCTTGTATCAACAATCGTAGGTGGTTTAGAAATAGCCGCTGGTGTCCTTATTGAAGTAGGCACACTAGGCGGCGGTACAGCTTTAGCCGTGATGCTGATTGCCTCTGGTGCCGGTATGGTAATCAGCGGTATCGGTTCGATGATTGCCGGTAACGGACCCACCACAGGTTACGTTTCAGCCACACGAAATTCCATTGCTCCATGGAAAATTCAGTATGGCGAAGGTCGGGTAGGTGGCACTGTAGTTTACATGAACGAGTGGGGCCTAGACAACCAAATGCTCGATATGGTTGTCGTCCTCGCTGCCCATCCGTGCCAAAGTGTCGATGCTGTGTTTTTCGATCAACAAAGATTACACATTGATCCAACCGCCATTCCGACAAGCGCTAAAGCGGGTCATAGCATCCCAACACCCGCCACAGGTTCAGGAACAAGCTTCAACCCACCAGCCACACACACGAACATTGTAGAGATTTCTCGTTCCGTTCATGGTGTAGTGACTGTTCATTTGCTTGCAGACATTCCGTACCTCGAAGCAGGCGATCAAGCAGTCATAGTGAATGTACCGAAAACTTCTGGGCTTAATATTGGCGACGAAACCTTGAATGGAACATTTCAAGTGTCGCAAATTATCAGTAGAATCTCGGGATCTTTAACATTCACTTATTTAAATGGTGGTGTACCGATCACTATCAACAGTTCCACCTATTCGGGTTTTCCATTTGCCGGTTCCAGCCATGCCGCCGAAGGTCAAAGCAAGTGGCCGACCTATGGACGATCAGTTTATATCGAGCCAATGTTAGGCAATCAATCTTTAGGTGACACTTTTGTAGGGATGACGGCAGGAACCCCATACGACGGCACAGGCGTTCTAGTTACTCCTGAGAGTCCGCATAACGCCCGTCCTAGCGATCTCGAAGTACAAAACCCATGGACGGCTTATTGCTCGCTACAAGGCAAGACCGCTGTGTTCATTCGGATTCGTTATCTTCCGCCTGATGGAGTAAAAACAACTTTCTATCCGTCTGGGATGCCGCAAATTTCATTTCATGTAACGGGCAAGAATAACATTTGGGACCCGAGAACAAGCACCTACGGATACACAACTAATTCCGCTTTGTGCATTGCCGACTATCTTTCCAACGGTTCTTTGACGGCTGACGCAAACAAAGCATACGGTTTCAAAGCGGCATACGGAACAGAAATTCCG